TGGAATTGCGAACGAAAGGATGTTCGCAAGAGCCATTTTACCAGGTCGGCCCAAAAAGAGCTTTCCGGCGGCCTGCTCCATAGCGATCAGTTCTCTCGCCGGATATCTGAGATGGATCTCGTTGTCCCCAACCATCAACGTTTGGAATGTTATTCCATCATCTCCTTCTTGTAGGCTTTCGGCGTCTTCAGCAGTTCTTTGATCGTCGGAAACACTGCCCGCGCCAGTTCTTCGTCATTGATCTCTCGTACTATCTTGGCCCCGCATTTGGGGCAGGTGTCTGTTGTTTTCATTGAATCATCCCTGATGCTCGTAGAGCATACCCTGGCCTCTGAACGTAATCGTCCGCCCGATCAACTCTTTCAGGCTAGACTTGATACTGACCTTCTCCAGTTGACAGAGACCCTCGACTCTTCGCAATGCAGCACCGCTGTCCTCGTAGAGAACGATGATCAGGTCGTCCCCGAGCTGGAACTCAGACGTTCCAGGATCGATTCCGCCAGCCAAGTTGGTGGCACCCATGGCCGTAGGCACGCCCGCGCCCGTCGAGCCGTCTGCGATGTAGGCAGTCACGAGAATGTTCGCATCACCGTCCACATTGACCGCATCTCGTACCTCTTCGGCGGTACTGATTGCCGCACCGCCACCATCCGTCTCCAGGTTGACGGTGATAGCCGTTCCCACCACATCCACTGAGAGTGGGGTTAGGTTTCCAGCTACGGCATAGGTCATCGAAACGTCATCCCCGACAACCCCGATAACATACGCTACGAACGTCAGGTCTTTGTTGGCGCCTTGGGACGTGGTTAGGATTGAATAGGCACCGTCGTTCGCCTTGAGTGATGCGTCGACTCCACCGGCTAGATGAGTGTGGGCCATCGCACTCGGGTTGCCCGTACCATTGCTACCTACGGCAAACGTCGATCTCACCAAAAGCCGCGCTGCTGCATGCTGGTTCACAGCGTCCCGGATCTCTTCGGCGGTACTGTCGGCCACTCCGCCGGGGTCAGTGGTCGCAAGATTGACAACGACCGCATAGGTGCTCTGCACCTCGACCGAAAGCACGGTCCCGACACCAGCCACGACATACTCGACCGAGAGGATATCCCCGGTGAGTCCGTTCAGCAACGAGGTGAACGTCAGGTCCTTATTGGCGCCCTGTGCGGTGCTCAGGCTGCTGTCGACGCACGTAAAGAACCCCTCGACCTGCCCGGAGAACTTGACGATTTCAGATGGCTCGACCACTTCAGCGTCCTCCCCATAGCAAGTGGCATCGATCAGATCCATCTCGGCGTCGATGCTATGAGACCTTGCCCCCCCAATCTGAGAACATGCAAAGTAATAGATGTCGGCCGTAACGGCACCTACTGGAGTCGCTCCCAATCGCACGTATCCGCCGGCATATGCGATTTCAAGTGGGGTCTCGGGAACGGCGTCGTCGTAGATGATTATGGCCTGCGACTTGTCCCAATACTGTTTTGCCGTATCGGTGATCTTGTACCATAGTCCCGAGACCTGCTCCATGGCCTCTCCAGCCGCGTACTGTGCACTCGCGGACGTCTGCATATATATGGCGGCCAGCTTGCCTTTGATTTTGGCCATCGCTGCCACCGCCTACAGTGTCGTCTCTTCAGAGATTGTACCGCTGAACTTACCGCTTGCGTCGAACTCGACCATACCCTTATGAGTCCCCTTTCGGGAATACTTACTCAGATAGAGCGTCCCGGTGATGCCCTTCCCAGTTCCGCCATGCGTCCCTGAATAGATCGCGTCGAACGTCAGCGGGGTCCCGGCGATCAGCTTTCCGAGTAGCCCGCCCTGTGCGGTATCATCTGGATCGTAGAATCCCGAAAACGACATGTCCGCACCATAAATGGTAGGCGTAACCTCTTCCGCCACGTCCCCCATTGCCGTGGTGTCCTCCAAGTTCATGTTTACGTCGATCGACCAGTCCTTGACCTCTGCGATCATGTTGGAACCGTCGTAAAGCTTTCCGTCCTTTCCCTTGACTTTTGTCATGAAATTCACCTTTCAAATACTAAATAGAAATCCACCGAAAACCGATGCCGGAGAGTTCCTTCGTCCTGACCCAAGTAGACCGGAGCGCTCCGCGTCGTCCATACTGTCATAGCTCCAATGTCCAGACCGTCCAGATATTGCCGGATCGCTTCGGCTTTGGCGTAAGCGGCCTGTTTACTGGAGTTTCTGACCTGGATGTATAGGGCGGGTTGATCGATCGGATCTCCCCCCGAAACATGAATAGGCTCTTTCCCGCCACCCAAAATGATGATGATCTGATTCGTGGGCAAGTCGATAAACGCAAACGGGAACACGTCCGTCCCCAACGCCGTGGCGTGCCCACCCGTCACCAGGGCGCCGGTAATGTCTTCGATTAGTGTCACATCTCAAATCCCCCCCAGATCGATATATCGACCGAACGCCACAAGAGCAAATGTTAGTACCGCGATCCCTCCGAAAATGTACCATCTCCAGTTCTCTAATGCACATATCCGGTTATCATGATTTTGTACCGTTTCACATATCCCCCCCACCCCGACGATTTTTTGATTCAAGTGTCCAAGATCGCTATGGATCTGCAGAAGTAGCTCTCGGTCAGTTTTGGGGATGTCTGCCCGGTCCATTCAATCGCCACCTAAGACTGAGAAGGCTCGGTTTGATGTGTGCCGAAGTAGTAGCCTACTATTGCCCCAACGATGGCCTCTCCAAGTTGCTCAGGCCGTACCAGGTAGGCCATGACAATGATTATAGCCAAGATGAACCGTTTGCTGATCAGTTCCTTCTCAACAAAGTCTTTCCAGGTTGTTTCATCTGTCATATTTTGCCCTCAACACGGGATTATTTCCGCATCTTCTCAAGTGCGCACACCGGATTGATCCCGAAGCGGAGCATATATTCCCTCTTCGAATAGAGGCCCGACCCCTCACCAGGACGATAGAGCTTCTTTCCCACATTCTCGATTACCCCGCCCGGAAGCTTTGCCTCCTCGTCGTTCAACAGGGATATACACGGACACCAATCATCACTCTGCTCTTGAACGATGACCCACTCTTCCAGATCGGCCGCCCCTTCTGGAACGTCATCCGGAAGCACAAGCACACGGCAACAATCCGGGCAATGGACCAAAGCTTTGCCACCCATCATGTGGCTGACTGCGAGCTTGATATCTCGATTTGAGATCTCCATCTCGCCTGTGCTTTTCTCATTCTCGCATACTGGACATATCGTTTTTACTACCAGAATATCACTTCCTAAAATTATAATACTCCACGCAATCGTGATGCTACCATGCCTTCAGCCTCTTTTGCATGCCGGTTGAAGGCGTTCTCTAACCACTTGGCCTCGCCAACTGTATGGCTCAGCGTGGCATCCTCATGCTGCCGGATGGCATAGGGCGTGGCCGGACCGCCGTATCCGCCGACCACCTCGCCCGCGTTATCATCTCGTTGGGTGTCTGAGGTAGATCGCATGGTGCCTTTGTCGACCGGGCAATGCTCGTCGGCATCCGGCATGATGGCGCCACGCATGCATTCCTCCAAGCCGCCCATTGCAGCTTTGCGGGCCGCGGCCTTCAGGGCTGCGCCTTTCCAGTTGATCTTGACGCTCAAGTGTAAACCACCGTCACATAGGCAGCGCCCTTTTCGTCCACCTGCCTTTCCACTCGGATAATCGGCGGGCTCCGGCCATCGAAAGTAACCTTGTCCTCGACCCCGACCGAAACCGCGCCATCAAGATAGATCTGGGCATGCGAGACCACTTCGTTGCCTTTTAGGTCACGGATCAGCCGTACTTCTTTTTCGATGTAGCATGTCTTCGATGCAGCAGTAGCATACTGAGGTTCGCCCCAAGAATCGTGGCCGGTGAGCGCTTGGATAGAGACAGACTGGTTCAGTTCGGCACTGAAGTCGTCAATCAGGCTCATATTACCTTGGTTTTGTCCTTTTTCTTTTTCTCGTCGTCAACCACCGTCACCAATTCTTGGAGCTTCGGCACCAAGTCGGCCTTCGCCTTGGCCGCGTTGGCAACCGCCTGCTCTCGCAGAGCCGCGATCTGATCATCTGTCGGGATGCGATTTGTGATCAGCAAACCGAGTGCTATATCATCCAGTCGCTTCTTACCATCCTCAGTCAACGGTTCCTTAGCCAAGAAATCCCGCCTCCTGGATAGCCATGTCCTGGGCAAGCTGGACGATGTAATCCTTGGCCTGCTCCAAGAAGTAATCTACCGCCTCATCACCCGGCTGGACTCCGACCGGCAATGTGTAATCAAATCGACACGCGTCGTAGACGTATCCGTCGTCGGTAATCTGCTCATTCCAGCGGACGTGGAGATCTTTGATGACGGCCCCGCCAGATGCGACCTTCTCGATCGGGCCTCGATCATACCAAATCAATGGTTTGTGGCATCGTTCGATCATATTTTAGCAACTCCTTGATACGCGATCCCCGGATTCCAAGGATCATTATGGATACCTCCACTACGTTTTTTAGTTCCGCATTTGAATAAATGTATTTGTTCGCTAAATTATAGCTATTGCAATAGCGTAACCATCCTAGGATTGAAACAATCGAGCTAATGATATGCTGAGGTCCAAACGTTTCGGGACGGGAGACGATGGCATTGACCTTTCTTCGGAGGCGTTTTGCTGAGCTCTTTCGTAAAAGGGAATAATCCCTATACGTCCGATATCCCAAGAAATCTATGCCCTGGGTATCGACTTTGAAAATGCCGCTCTTAGGGTTGATCCGCAAAGCCATTTTGTCCTCCAGATACGCCTCGATCTTTAATTTCAAATCAACCAGATATTTATGATCTTGACTGAGGATCACACCATCATCCCCATATCGGATGTAATATCTGGCATGGCAACGTTCTTTTAGCCAATGATCAAACTCGTTTAGGTACACATTAGCAAAGTATTGTGATAAGTAGTTACCAATGGGGATATTCTTATTCCCACCAGGACTACGAACGATCTCTTCCAAGAGCCATAACGTATCTCTGCACTTAATTTTTTTCGTTATTAGCGATAATAATATATCATGATCTACCGACGGGTAGAACTTGCTAATATCGAATTTCAGGCAGTATTTGGTCTTATCAACGTCATGCAAAAACTGTTGTAAACGAAAGAGCCCGGCATGAATACCTTTCCCAGGAATAGCTGAATATACATCGAAGATGAACATATTATCCCAAATCGGTTGCAAGACATTCATTATACCGTGGTGAACAATACGATCTGGGTAGTATGGCAACTTATAAATCAGCCTCTCCTTTGGCTCATGTACCATTTTGGTTGTGTATGGTGAGGTTGTGTAAGCTTTTTGAACGAGTAACTCCTGCAAGAGCCGTAGATGGCGCTCTGGGTCTGCATTGACACGTTGCACATCAGTATAGTGACTCTTGCTCCTCCTGGCCCTAATATGGGCATGCATTAGGTTATCATAATCCGTGATCTTTTCGTACAAATTGTTATATCGCTTCATGTAATAGCCCCGTCAGATCGCAGAGCGTTCTCTGTTCAGATACCAGCACTACGACCTAACTCAGAGCGTTGTATTCGACCACATGGTGCTTGATGAATCGCTATTCGGGGCTATACTCGTTGCCACGAGTTCAAGGTGCCTGCTGATATTCCGATTCGAATTCGAAGCCGTGTTATTCGCATTCTGATAACTGACTCCTGCATTCGTGCCATTGTTCCAATTGCTGCTGACATGCAAGACCGCGCGACCCACCAAATCCTATCAATTTAGGACAAGGAATACGATTTTCCAACTTTTGTAACCTTAGCCAAGAACGGTAAATGTTCGCTGTATTTCTGCAGTTGCTCGATAATTGTGCGAGAACTTGTAAAAATCACGCACAGCATCCCGTCGGCTTCGAACTGCATCGTTATGTAGTCGCCGCTGTAGTGCTTGCTCTTGGCTATTCTGAAATTCTTTATCAAAATCTCGACATTTAGGATGTCGTCCAAATGCTTTTTCTCACCACCCAACCGACTGTCCGCCTTCTCAGCAAATTCTGAGAAGCGCTCATATTCAGGCATTCGATCTCCGTTTAAGGGAGGAATTCAAGGCGCCCGCCGATACTCCGACTCGAATACGAAGCCGCGCTACTCGCATTCCGATCACCGACCCCCGCACCCGCGCCATGGTGCCAACCGCCGCCGACACGCAAGACCGTTGTCGCATATCGCGGATAGTAGTAGTAATCGCATCGTTTTGTAACGGAAGACCCAGAAACATCCTCGGGAAGCAGTAACCACTTGGCCGCGGCTTCCCGCATCGAATGGCCCCAATATCCATCCGATCCCAGGCAAGATCCGATCGTAGAGACGAACGATCCAGCAGTCAACGGGCTAGTCGGTATGAATTGCCCGGTCGGGTTGATTATATCCCAAACGCCGTCGATGTTACCCTGGATGCCAATCACGAATCCATAGAGGTTTCCCTGGATATCTTGGATTCCTCGCCACATGCTCGGCGTCTGCCCAGCCGATCCGGTACCCTTTCCAGTACCCCAGATATCAACATTTGAATCGATCGAATCCGCGCCGTTGTTGGCTCCACCAAAGTTCCGAGTCGCTAGTTTTGCGGTGACTCCGGCTCCGACCGAAGCCAGTGCTTGGATGTCGCATGTCCCGAGATCGAGATATGCGAGGAGGCTAACCAAGTCGTTGGTGAACGGGCCGATGCCACCCCACCTCGTATCAGTTCCGGCGAACGCTTTGGCGTAATCGCTGTGCTGTTGGCAAGTGAGCGGCAATATCGTCCCGACACCACCTGACACCATGATAGTGATACTAGCCCGTTGCAGGTTCTCCGGATTCGTGAACGGTGCCTTAATCGTGGCGTCACTTGTCGCTTTTGCAGCCCCGCCACCACTTCCAGTTAGAACTTCCGAGGGGGATATGGTGAACGTTTTGGCATTCCCGCCCCTGATTGCAAGATATCCAGCAGCGTCTCCGCCACCCCATGATCCGGTCGAAACTACCACCTGATCGATTATCCCGGTAGCCGTAGACGATGCCCCGGTAACGGTTTGGCCTGGTGTAAACGCAACCGAACCGGTATTGAAATTGAGTCGTTCATCGACGAGCTTCAGGTAGATCTTGCCCGCGGCGTCGCTTGTCCCCCAATCACCGGTCGCTACATACCAAGCTACCACAGTGCCCCGGACTCCCGAAATAGCACCGATGAGCACATCACCCGCCACAGGCTCCGCGCTGCCCCCCGTGAAGGCGATCTCGACCATCTCCTCGCCGGACCATGGTTGCTTTCCCGTGGCGGAGAGCGCATAGCACGTTCCGGCAGCCTTGCATGCCAACCCGGAATAATACCGACCTACGAACAATTGCGATCGCGGCCAGCCACCACGCTGGTAGAATGCTGGATGGAGCGTCAGAGAACGGCCACCTGGAGTCACTACGGGAGATCGTGAAGGCACGAAGAACTCAAAGTCCCCTTCCCACCACCGATCGGCATAGATCGCAGGGATGCGAACCATGACCTGGCCGGTGGACCCGTCTAGCGTCAAGCCGTCTCCCCGCGGGTTGCTACCATATGTCGGCTGACCGGCGGCCGTTACCGTGCACGTCTTGATGTTTTTGAGGATAGGATGGGTGGTCTGCCAACCGTTAACCGGTGTTTTGGCGGTGCCATCACAATCGCAATAGGTCCACACGGGAGTCGTTTGCGACCAGTCCTTATAGATGCCGACAATACTTTCCAACACATCGTCAGTTTTAACTTGTATATAGCTCATGAAATCCTCTCAGATCGCGTTCGTTGACTCGACCCAGTAACACACCTGGCCGTATACCTGGTCAGCCGATCCTATCAGTAACACGAATGCCGTGTTTGCGTTGAGCGTGAGCGGATAGACATAATCCTCCGAAATCGCTTCGCCAAAGAAGGTCCCGATAACCGTATCCGCCGATTTGAGGTAAACAAGGACGTTCGCCGCAGAAGAAAGCACGAATTTGGTTATCCTGATCCGATAACCAACGCCAGGAGCTATGATGAGCGTTTGCGGGCTCGCAGATGCGAAGCTGATGTTCACGGGGGTTGGAGCGGTCGGACCATCGATTGCCCGGATTGGGACGGCCGGGATGTCAACCGTCCCTTCGTTGTAAGCTTTTTGGAAGACCGGGTCCTCGTCAGCATCCAAAATCTTCACAGGATAGTTTGTCATAAACCACCGTACTGGGAATTATACTTGTCTGAGAATTTCAGAGCACGGTTCACATCATTTGGCGTGTAGTGGGCATCGAATCCGAGCCGGGCGCATATCGGGCAATCGAACGTAGTAGCGACGCCGTCCATGTGGTATGTTATAACTTCGCCACAGTTTTTGCAAGTGTAGGTGTAATCTTGGCTATCAAGTGACGCGTTATTATACTCCTGCCCACATTTGGGGCAATGGTGAGCACCGAATACCATTACACGGCCTCCGTGTAATACGAAATGCGACCAGTTATCCGGTCGGCTGTAGTCGCTTGTAATACGAATGCTTCCGCTGTACCTAAATTGATCGGAACATTGCAAGTAGGGACGATCGCAATCCCTCGATACGTGCCAATCGTAGTCGATCCGCTTTTCATAGCTACTTCGACATTAAATAGTGCCGATAGCTCCAATGCCGCGATGCGGATGCGATTTCCTGCAGCCGGCGCGGCGATGATCGTCTGAGCGGCCGCATTGGAGAAGTCGATGTTGACATGCGTGAGTACTCGTGGCACCAATTCGACAATGTTGACAGTGGCCTCGACAGGCACCTTGCCCCCGGACAATGCCGGAAGCTTGCCGTTGATGCTCGACAGGCTGGAGTTGCCGGTATCTTGTTTGGCAGAAGTAGCGGCGCCGGAAGGCAAGGCGGACGCGATCACATCTGTTTGCACCTTGTTACTTACCGTTAGCACGGCTTCCAAAGCACCTCCGGCAGTTTTGCCATAAAACACTCTTGGGATTGCCCGCCCAGATGATAATTCAGTAACCATAAACCCTCATTATTGCCATTCGGTTTCGTCCGAATCCAAATCATCATCTCCTAGCGGCCAATCAGCCCGCGATTCATCCGAATACTCAAGACGAGTTGGCATTGTTACCGCGTCGAGTGTTCGCTTGATCGTGGTTGGGACGGCGATGGTGAATCCGGATGCTCGGTATTCGGTTTCATAGATTTTAGAAAGCTTTGTGAAATGATCGAAGATCTGGGACTTCGATAACCCCATTTTACTGATCTCCTTATCGAATTGGATGGCATACCTGGCGGCAATCTTCCGACAACATTTATACGCAGCCAAGAGGACGCTATCGCCCGCTTGGCTTAGTTCATACTCGATCTCTTCATCGGTTAGGAATTCAGTAGAGGCATTATTGGATATGTCACCAATCTTGTCCCTGACCGCATCCAGGTAGCTATCCGAAGGATCGCCGCTATATGTCATGAACGCCTCAAGCGGTCTTCATGAAGACCAGAACATACTTCACTTTTCCAGCCGTTCGTCCAACGGATGCAGCTGCATAGAGATAGACGTCTCCACCAGAGGCAACGATGCTGTTAGCTCCCGCCACGGGCCACATGACCACACAGTTGCCAACCTTGTTTTGATATACCGTGTCGGACAACGTTATGGTGAGATCTCCCGCCATCTTGGTGGCCGCGCTTGCAGCAGAACTAATGCTGAGGACTGCGGAAGTTGTGCCGTTTGCCACCTGCGAAACTGATATAAAGGCCACCAAAAGCTGGCCTTTGGTGTCGAGAGCATCGATT